AATGAAATCAAACTTAGTACTGTAAATAGCGTTGTAAACGTTATGCCTAAGCCTTTATTAGATAATAACGCTAGAAATGCTTTTGATAACGTAAGATCAACTTTTAACCTTGGTACAACAGCAAACAAATATCTACTTACAGATGTAGCGTTCACGAACGAAACTCTAGACATGGACGCTTATGTGTTAGATTTTAATGACTTAAAACAAGGGTATAGAGATGATATAAAGGTTTACAGTGATAAAGTAACTTCGATACGAAGAAACGCTGCTGAAAAAGCTCTACAAGATAATCCTTCCTTATTTGGAAATAACGCAGGCATAGAAGCCAAAGCAGCAGTCATAGCTGATCCTTTATTAGAAAAAGCTCTAAAGGATTTAAATCAGAGCTTTATAGATAGATACAAAAGACAAGCGGACGCTGACGAGAAAAGGAAAACAGCGTTGACTAAGTTAACCCCTAAACAGTTAGAAGCTGAAATAAACAGAGGGCAAATAAAAGACTTGAACGAAGTATATGAAGCACAAGGCAAAAACCCTTATGAATTTACAAATACAATAAATGGTACAGAACTCTCGATCTTTGATGGTTACTTTAGAAACGTTTATGAAGGTGATATGACAGGATTCACTTTCAATAAAAACAACAAACAACTAAACAAACAATTTCTCGGTCATTACATAGAAGCTTTCTCAGGAAGACAGACTAATGGAAGAGATGTTGTTCATTTCATTACTCCTGAATCTAAAGCATCTAATCACAAAGCTGCACTAGGATCTTTAAAACAAAGTAATCTTATAGAAGAAGTAGCTCGTGAGTTAATCACAGGTAATTCTGTAGTAACACAAGCAGAGAGAAACCGTGAAGATGTAGACTTGTTAGGAGGTTATAGAGATGATCAGCTTCTTGTTGGTGTTAGAGATATTAGTTTCTTTGGTGCTACGGAATTGACCTTTAAACTTACGTATCAACAAATGCTACAAAGAGAAGCACTCTTAGGAGATTACTTATCTATTCGTGGTGTTGTTGATGAATTTGACAGTGGAGAGATTAACGGCTTTCCTTTATTTGGAGAAGGTAATCTATTAGGACGTTACAAGGATACTATTCAAACAGTTCCAACAGACATCATCCGACAAATAGACTCAGAAGATCTTAATCCAAATGACAACGAACTTCTCAAATCAAGAGCAGAAAAACTAGGAGTCTCTCCTGCTGCTCTTTACAACATTAATAAAAGAATTTTAACAAGACAGGGACTCACGTTCTCTGAAGACGAAGTGGAAATAAACCTAAACTAATATGGCAAATTATTTAAAAGAACTTTGGGGAGATAATGATTCCCTTCAATTAGCAGCAGAAAGTCTTAACACAGCAGGCACACGTTCCATCGACGACGCTAAAGAAAGCGGAATACAGGGACAACAAAAGGAAGATAAACCTAATATGTTGTTTGATATTGCTGCAGCTCCTATACGAGGACTAGAAGGAACAGCTCAAGGTGTCTACGGATTAATGGACATGATTGCTTTTGATGCCCTTCCTGATTGGAAAGACGAAGATAGACTCTTTGGACGCTCTGAGACAATGGTAGGAGGCTTTGTAGAAGGCTTAACACAATTCTTAGTTCCTTTCTTCCCTCTAAAAGCTGCTATGAAATTAGGTAAAGTAGGAAAAGGTTTTGCTAAACTTGGATCTAAACGTTCAGACCTTGCACGTGATATAACTGCAGGAGCTATTACAGACTTTGCAGCCTTTGATGGACATGAAGAGAGACTCTCAAATCTTGTAAATATGTTCCCTAAATTCGGTAATCCTGTGACAGATTATCTTGCTGCTGAAAAAGATGACACAGAAGCTGAAGGAAGATTTAAGAATACTATTGAAGGTCTTTTGATTGAAGCAGGACTTCGTGGAGCTTTCCGCGGAGTAATGCAAGGTGTAATGGCTGTTAAACTTCGCAAGCAGAAACTAGCCGAAGGTAAAACAAACGAACAAGCAGGAAGAGAAGCTACAGAAGAAGCAGAAGTAAAAGCAAACGAACTAAAACTGTCCGAAGAAGATGACGCGTTTGATCCTATTGATTCCCTTGAGCAACAAGAATTAAAACTACAGGAGTTTCGAGATAAAACCAATTTTAAAGAAAACAGCGATCAAGAAAGTAAAGTATTTAAAGAGGTTAACACTCCACGTAATTATACAGACAGTTTAGATGATCCTGATTATAATTATAAAGATGCACGAGAAGCTGTTTTAAGAGGTCAAGACGATAAACTTGTAGCTGAAGGTAGAACAGCAGCACAATCTCTTGAAGTATTTAAAAACACTTACGGACAAGATGCTTTAGATGCGTTCATGCGAGGAAAGGAATTAAAAACTAAAGAATTAGATCCTAAAGATTTATCAGATCCAAGTACTAACTACAAGGATATGTCTTGGAACGAACTCCGAGCTGAATCAAAGAGAGCAGGTCTTGGAGGACAAGGAACAAAAGCAGAAATTCTTAAAAGATTAGAGGATAATCAAACCCCTCGTCCAAGCACAGATCTTGAATCAGGACAAGGACAGTTATTATCTCCTGATCAAGCAACAGGTAAAGAACCTAACTTCCGTACTTCAGAAGTTTATAAAGAAGCTCAAAGCCGTAAAGGCGAACAGAGACCTGTTAACAAAGCTGATAACACTTTCAAAAGCGGTGATGCTAAGGTTGAACAATCAAGACAGATGGAGCTTGGTCTTAAAGACATAGATAACGATAGAGTTCCTGAAGGACAACAAGCTCCTAAAACTCCTGATCGTTTAGTTGCTGATATTGTTGCTAAACTAGATCAAGGAAAGAAAGAAGGCGGATCAAGAGGATTTAAACAAGCTCTAGCAGGATCTATACGTAACGTAGCAAATAGCTCTAATATGATGATTACAGCTAGAGCTTTAGCAGTTCATCTAGAAAAAACTATTGATGTATCCTCTAAATCTTTTGATGAGATCATAGCTGACGCTAAGGACTACGCTTCAGAGATTGGTGTTAAGGAACACGATCATGTAGCAAAACTTTACGAAACTAAAGACGACATCCCTGCTATGAAAAAAGTAATGGCAGAACAAGAAGCTTTAAGAACTATTAACTTAGAGATTGGTCAAGAGCTTAGAATAGCAGCAGACAACTATGCAGAAATAAAACAAACAGGCAAAGGTAGTCTAGATGAAGCTGAAGTAGAAATTATGGGCTTACTAGAAAAGCATAGAGAAACTCAAAGACTTTGGTCCTTATATGGACGTGATATCTCTCGTGCTTTCTTACAACGTAAAGCTTACTACAGAGGATCAGGAGCATACAACAAACGTATAGCTCTTACCAAACAAGAATTAGCAAGTGCTGCTGACCGTATGGCTTACAAGAAACGTAACATCGGTAGTATGAAAACAGAAGAACTTGTAGCTAAGATTAGAAAAGCTGTAAGTCCTGATCAAGTAATCGGAGGTATTGTAAAAGCTGACAACGCAAAGCTTAATGCAATCACTAAAGGTACTGACGGATCTCGTATGATGCAGATCACTATGGAGTATTGGATGAACTCTTTACTTAGTTCTCCTGCAACTCAGGTTGTTAACACTATTGGTAACATGAGTATCTACATGATGAGAGCTGCGGAAGAATACGTTGGAGCCGCTTTCAGTGGAGATAAAGCTCTTATGGAAGCTATTAGTAGGTATGTATTCAAAGCTGAAGGTATTAGTGAGTCTTGGTCATTATTTAAACACGCTTGGAAAGATGACAACGCACGTCTAATTCCTGATGCTCGTGTATATGACGACAGTGTAGACCGTGCTCACGCTATCTATAAAGAAGGTGATGATGCTTTTGCTAACGCTATAAACTTTATTGGAGATGTTGTAAGAGCCCCTTCTAGATTACTTTTAGCAGGTGATGAGTTCTTTAAACAACTCAACTACCGTTACTTTATTCGTACAAGTGTTTACGCTAGTGAAATAGCTAAAAAAGGAACAACTTCAAAGTATGCTGCTGAACAAGCAGAAACAGCTTTAAGAATGTCTCTTACTAAAGATGGACGTATGTTAAGCGAACGTAACGTTGGTATGGAAGCTTACAACACTGTCAACAAGATGGACGATGAGTTATACGAACGTACAGGTGAACGTATGTCTGCTGTACAAAGAGAAACCGAAATGAAACGTCTCTTCGAATCTCAAGGAACAAACCTACGTAATAAATTCATAGGTATGGATCAAGCAGATGAAAGATTACGTCTTCCTGATGCTGCTGCTGACTATGCTCGTGTAAGTACTGCTACAAAAGATATTCCTCAGATTCAAGAACCACTATCACGTCTAGCACACTATTTCCCTCTAGCTAAGATGGTATTCCCATTCGTTAGAACTCCTACAAATCTTCTAAAGATGGGTCTCGAAAGAACTCCTTTAGGAGGCGGTGTACAAGTTATACGTGAACTAACTCAAGGAAAGTTCCTAGAACAAGCTAGAGAAACCTTTAAGAACGGAACAAATAGAGAGAAAGCACAATTAAAAGGTAAGATGGCTACTACTGTAGCAACTACAACAGCCTTAACAATGTACGTTTCTTCTAACAGTCAGTTTATTTCAGGTGGAGGTCCAAGAAACAAAGATGAGCGTGAAGCTCTTAAACTTTCAGGATGGCAACCATACTCCATTAAAGTTGGAGACAAGTGGTTAAGTTATGTTCGTTTAGATCCTATGTCTACATCGCTTGGTATCCTTGCTGATATGGCAGAGACTCCTAAATATTACGACGTACAGGATGATGCTTTAGAAGGTATGTTCACAATGGTATCTGTAGCGTTTATGAATAACATCACTAACAAGTCATTTGTAGATGGTATTGATAATCTATTCAAAGTATCTCGTGATCCTGTTACTCATGGTAAAACATTCATCGGTAGTCTTGCAGGTGGTTTCGTTCCTAACATTGTAAACCAAGCTGCTAACAATCTTGGTGAAGATAGAATGCTTGTAGATACTCGTACTTGGTTTGACTATGTACGTAAAAGAATGCCTTCAGGATCTGCATCAATGCCTCCTAAAAGAAACTTCCTTGGTGAAGCACAGTTCATTGAAAACGGTGTAGCAGGACTTGGTGTTGTTAATCCTTTATATATAAGTTACGCAAGCGAAAATCCTGAAGATGTTGAGATCTCTAAACTACTTCACGGTTTCTCAATGCCTGAAAGTAAGCTCAGTAATGCTGATGATCTTGACCTTAAAAAGATGACAACTCGTAACGGACAAGATGCTTACGACAGATACTTAGAACTCAGTGGTACACTAAAACTCGGAGATAAGACATTACGTCAACAACTCAGACAACTTGTAACACATCCTTCTTATCAGTTACTTCCTGAAAACGAAATAATGGATGAGACAGGCTTACAAAGTCCACGTGTCAAAGCAATCACAAAGATGATAACACTTTACAGAGCTCACGCTAAGAAACAACTCATGGCTGAGATGCCTGACCTTCAAAGTAAGGTGAGAAACAATTACAAAAAAAGAGCTGATTATTTACTAAACCTAGACTAAAACTTCAACCCAACTAAATTATGGCTAACTCCTATGTGGAATATACCACAGCATCAAACTCAGGAACAGGCACGAACGGTCTTGGACAAAAGACTTTCACTGTTCCCACTAACTTCATTAACATTAACGACATTGTCGCGAAAGGATATAATGGTTCAGCATGGACAGAATTAACTATTGCTTCACGAGGTACTACAACAGTAGAACTGAGTGCAATCCCAACAGGATATGCAACAGTAAGATTCTTTCGTCGATCCTCTACAGAGCCTTTAGTAGACTTCCAAACAGGAGCTACATTGTCTGAAAATGATTTAGACACAGCTTACAGACAAGGTTTATTTGCGGCACAAGAGGTAGCAGAAGATGCTGATCCTGATGGTGGAAGTGGTATTGGTAATATCTCAAACGCACAGTTAGCAGGTGGTATTACACAAGATAAACTTGCAGGTGGTATAACAAACGCACAGTTAGCAGGAAGTATTGCTGATGATAAACTTGCTAGTGGTGTTGGAACAAGTGCGAACAACCTAGTGAAACTAGATGCGAACGCCAAGCTACCTGCGGTTGATGGAAGTCAACTTACGAACATAACTCAACAGGCTTCTTTGGCTGCTTATAAATGGCTTGATTTAGACCAAAATGATGCTAATACAACAATTCCATCTAGTTCTATTATGGTTAATGTAGGAAGTGATTTAGCTAGTAGTGGTGTCTATACTTGCCCCGTTGATGGTGTGTATAGAGCAACTATTTGGGGTATGGCAGGTGGAGAAGGTGGTAATTCTCAATCAGGTATTTTTAGTTGTTATCTTTCATTAAATGATGCCTTTCCAAGTGATAACCAGTATAGCCTATATGTAAGTCCTGCTACTACTTATTCACAATTTTCAGCTAACTTTTTAATTACTTGTAGTGCAAGTGATACATTAAGATGGGGCATACAAGCTAATAGACGAACTTTACATGCATCTCACGGACAAGCAACATTTAAATTAGAACACGCTTCATAATAAAATGGACTCTCAACACTTCCCCTCACTTGTCGGATTCATGGGTATCCTCGGCACTCTAACTCTAGCAGATGTTAATGTAATCATAGCTATCTTTGTAGGACTAGCTTCATTCATATATCTCATAATCAAAATCATAAAGGAACTTAACGATGGCAAAACCAAGTGATAAACTACATTTTTTACAAGATCTACTTATTGACGAGTTCACTACACGAATACGTTCAGGTGATGCTACCCCTAGTGATCTTAACGCTGCTAGACAGCTTTTAAAAGACAACGGCATACACTGTGCTGTTGAAAAAGATAACCCTCTAGAAGGACTTGTAGAGTCCCTTCCCTTTCTTGACGACAACGACAAAGTTATAGCAATCAATGAGAAATTATAAAAAAGAATATAGCAATTACCATTCACGCCCTGAGCAACGTAAAAGACGCTCAAGTCGTAACAAAGCTCGTAGAAAAGCTCTGAAATTGTATGGAAAATCAAAATTATTCAATAAAGATGTTGACCACCGCGATAGAAACCCTATGAACAATTCTAGAGGCAATCTCCGCATTCAGTCTAAACGACATAACAGAAGTCGCAACAAATAACTCCCAACCACATGAAGGATCTAGAACATCTAAAAGACTTTAGAAACTTTTTGTATGTCGTTTGGAAGAATTTAAACCTTCCTGATCCTACCCCTATACAATATGAAATCGCCCAATTCATGCAGGAAGGACCTAAAAGAGGAATTATCGAAGGCTTTAGAGGTGTCGGAAAGTCTTGGATCTGTTCTGCTTTCGTTGTCCACCAACTCTTGCTTGACCAATCAAAAAATATTTTGGTTGTCTCTGCATCAAAAACACGAGCGGATGACTTCTCTACTTTCACGTTACGCCTCATTCACGAGTTGCCTGTGCTGCAACACCTCAAACCAAGTGACAAACAAAGATTCTCAAAAATAAGCTTTGATGTTGGAGGAGCCCCTGCCTCACACGCCCCAAGTGTTAAGAGTCTCGGAATTACTTCCCAATTAACAGGGTCACGTGCTGATATTATCGTTGCTGATGACGTAGAAGTTCCCAATAATGCCGCTACCCAAGGCATGAGGGACAAACTTTCCGAGCAAGTAAAAGAATTTGATGCGATCATAAAACCTGAAGATGAATCCAAGATAATGTTCCTTGGTACTCCTCAGTGTGAAGATACAATCTATTCTAGACTCTCTGAGAGGGGCTATGACCCCATGATATGGACTGCTAAGTATGTTACCCCTCAGATTAACGAAAAACGCTATAACGGAGCTATTAGCCCCTT